GACATAGTGCGCACTGACAGTCGCTACAAGGGACGTTCGTTAGCAGTTCGTGTGTATGTGTTGATTATGAAGAAACTATCGATACAACTGCAAGCAGGCGGTATACAGAGCTCTGGTGGTAGATACCTTTGGAACAAACTCGCATCACATAAAGACATATTAGTATATGCAAGGAAACAACGTGGATCAATCAAGTTATCATTACCAAAATCAGGTAAAAGACAATTGCACTCTATAGAGATTGATTTGTATGGTTTAGATAATTCGGGAACTGATGCAGAGATATATGCCATAGCTATTTGAGTTAGTAAGACATTATCGGTATAGGTAATCACTTGACATAAAGGGATGCACTAAAACTGGCAATACAATGTTAGACTACAAATGCAATAACGTCTCTATCACACAAATCAAACCTATATTAATAAAGCACACTCCCCCAAACCTCAGAGCAACTCTAAATAATTCCATATGAAAAAATCACCGTATATAAAAAATGACTCCGAGATGGTTATAGCCAAAGAGATTACCGATTGGAACTTTAGCAATCACACTTACCTACTTACTAAAAATAAGATGAAGTGTCATGGGTATTGGAAAAATCATCATGAGTATATCAGATTTTCTGTACCCTTTCAGTTTAACAAGGCAAGACGACAGTTTCAGTATACCAAGATTGTCTGACAGTCATATGAAAACGGTTTGACCAAAGCCTTGCAAACATCACCGAAGCCCTGTATAATAGCTATTATAGACACTGGAAAAAGAACAGAACAAATGAAGATTAAACAAATTGCATCTAACATGACTCTGCTATCACTTAGTGATGGTTCCGAAGTGATGTTCTCATATGAAACGCCTGTTGCCGGACGGGATTCGTTGTTCGCGTTTCGCACGACAGAAAAATACAGTGTTACCACCACGAAGCATATCAATAAATATCTGCGTGGGTTGCCAGTCAATTTCACGACTGTTGTCGAAGAATATTCCGAGAAACAGATATCAGATATGGTTACAGGTCAACAAACGCTGCTTCAAGACGTACTGGGCAAATGAAAATTTTACCATTAAAATCAGAAGACAATCAAGGTATTAAGAGATACATTTATACTGTATATGACCCTGAGATTAATGATGTAGTATTTCAGGGTTCAATGTCTGCATGTCAGTCGTATATTGATTATTGCAATGATGAATCTAGCAACGAAAGGCTAACTGCATTTAAATCTGCAAAAGACCCTTTAATCAATTGACCTATTTTTTACCGAATAACAGAATGTTTAACACGTATATATTAGAATTAGTGAATATCTTACACACTATGAATAAAAAAACCGAAAGTTTAGAAACTATTGCAGTGATTCATTGTGCACATGAGGATTTTCCGAGAACGGTTGCATTGATTGAAGTTGACCCATTATTGACTGATAGAATCAAGATAGAAATGGCGTATGAGCTTACTAACAGTCATGATGTCGAATGGTGGAAAAATAAAGAAGTTACAAAAATGTTTCCAAACAAAACTTGTCGCTCAAGTGATGTTGGTGATCAAGTATTGATTGAGGATAGAAAATACGCATTCAATGGTGAACGCGGCGCGACAATCGCACGAGTGGACAGATAAATTAATGTCTGCTAATATTAGTTCTATTGTAAGTTTGCTTGGTGATACACTACGCCGACGTTGTGATTGTGTCATTTGCGAGACAGAAATTGATGAATTGTTGAAAGAATTGCTGAGAATAGAAAAAGATAACTTGATAGAGCTTGCTGAACTACAAAGTCAATTGAAAGGGAAAAATTAATGTCTATTAAAATTGGTGATATTGTAGAACTAATGCCAGTCAGTACACGTAATAGACAATTACGCAATCAAGATGGTATGACAGATTGGGAAGTGATGCAAATCAGAAGCACTCAATGCTTTGATGGTGAAATTGGTTTTGATATAAAAGCGCTGGGTTCTTCGAAGTCTCGCTGGGTGCAAAGACATGAAATTTCAGTTCGAATCTGTCGTGAAAATAGGCATTAGCAATGATTAGGGTGTGTTATGCTATTGTAATAATTTTTTTAATATGTTTGGTCTGGTAAAATGAAATCAAAAGATAAACACAATCGCGCTCGTAGCTCAGTTGGATAGAGCATCGGCCTTCTAAGCCGATTGTCATAGGTTCGAATCCTATCGAGCGCACCAATTTACTAAGGGCCCATAGCTCAGCTGGTTAGAGCATCGGACTCATAATCCGTTGGTCCTAGGTTCGAGTCCTAGTGGGCCCACCAATTTTATGATAAATAAATAAATATATGATTAATAATTTTTTAAAATCTGTGTTGCAAGTATTGTTGTTTGTAATGATAATTTTTATATTTGTTTATGTTGAAACGTTTTTTAATAGTTTATGAAATATTTAATTAATCTCTTTTTTAATAGTTCTTTCTACCAACTTTATTTTCCAACAGGGATGTGTTCTATATTTTCAGTGGGAGTAATGATGTTTATAGAAATAATTTATATTTTTATTGTTTTGGTTTGTTGTTTTCTGTTAATACAATGATTATTATAGAAACAACAGGCGGTATCAAAGAAGACAGAAATCTTGCCGAAAATGTTATGGATTTTTGTGTAAAAAAATTATTATCACGTCATCGAAATTTAAACATTCAATGTATAATTAGAAACACTCTAAAAGAGAATGCTTATGGGTTTTGCTATAAGGATGTTGGTTATAAATCGTATATTATTGAAATAGATAGAAGATTATCTCGTGATGGAATTATAGAAGGGATTGACGATGGTATTGATGCATTTATTTCTACCGTTTGTCATGAAATGGTACATGTTATGCAAAATGCAACTAAAAGTATGATAAGCACTCATAGTTGGAGATGCAAGGATGGCAAATATAGAAGATTCTCTAAAAAAGAACCGTGGGAAACAGAAGCATATGCTTTGCAGGGCCCATTGGCAAAAGAATTCATAGAGAATAATTTTAATCGTCAAGGAATATATGTCAATTAGAAATGTTTATAATAATAATATTACTAATAGGGCTTCTTTCTTATTATTTTATACGGCATCCAGTAGTAACAATATTTTTTATATTTAAAATTTTAGGTTTGTTTGTTTTAGGTTTAATCACAATAGCAATATTTGTTTTTTTAATTGCTTTAATTGGAAATAGTTTATAATGAAACATGAAGAATGGTATGTGCCAGGATATGGTACGGAAAAAGTCGGTCCATTTCTTGGTAGTCTTATAGAAATGGTAAGACCACAAAAAATATTGGAAGTTGGTTTTGGATACACTACACCATTTTTGATAGAATCATTAAAAAATAATTTTGAATTGGTTTGGGACAATAATTGCGATCCTGAATATCTAAAAAACAAATATGATCCAAAATTAGTCATTATTGACAACCAAAGTTTAGAAAAAAATACAAATAGAGCAAAACAACGACGTAATTTTCTCAAAGAACAACCAACAAATTTAGTTGATTTTATTGAAGGGGATTTTACTCAATCAAGTATTGTTTCACAGGTAAAAGAAAATTATTCTCAATTTGATTTGTGCTGGTTTGATTGTGGTGGGCCAGAAGAATATCAATTTTTCATTGATAATTATTTTGATATGATTAAAGAATTTAGTATTTTCCATTTTACCTTTTTCAAAGGAGAAGAAAATAAAAATGGAAAAATTATATCAAAATGTTTGTCTGAATATTTAAGATCAACTGGTTCGAATATGCAACGATTAGATATAATCGAACCACATAAATTTAAACAGGGTAGTATCACTATATTGAGAAAAGTTAATAATGAAAATCAGTGAGAATGAAGAAATTGATATTCTTAGGAAAAAATGTGACATGCAAGAAAAAATTTTACAAGATGTAAATTTTCTTTTAAAATATTACACTAACAACATTGATAGGAAACTGCAACAATATGAGCAATTTGTCGAATCTAGCGAAAACAATAAAGAATCAAAATAAACCATCAAATATGTTTAATAGGTCACCACATTCTAAAAATTTTACAGAAAAATTTCCTGTTATTAAAGTTGACTTGCTTCCTTATCAAGAAGCAACGTTTTATGGCAAACACTGGTCTTCGCCGTTAAATGAAAATCTCGAAAAACAAATTCGAGAATGTGGTGATAAACAAAATAAAAAAACTAATGTCAAAGCACAAATGACCAATTGGTTTATGCATCATGATTCTACTGAATTTCAGTGGGTTTGTGATAGAGCAATTGATTTGGCCACAAAGAATAATCCACACAAAATTGGTATGATTGCTTATGATTGTTGGGGAGCAATATATTGTGAAGGTGATTATACAATTATGCACAACCATTGGCCAAATCTTTGGAGTTTTGTTTATTATGTGAACTGCCCACCTCAATCGGCACCATTACTATTGAATAACTCTGAAAAATCAATTACAATCCTGCCAAGTGCAGGCATGATGGTTCTTTTTCCTGGCTGGATTAATCACTCAGTGCCCGCGCATGTAGGCGAAGATAGAATTGTTGTTGCTGGAAATCTTGTTTGGAATTTTCAATTGTAACATAGTTATATCATTATAAATACTTTTATAATAGGGGTATTTATAATTGAAAGAAATTTCAAACTTTGCTGGTATGGATGGATTTTCTTGGTTTATCGGCCGAGTTGAAGCACGCGTGGTTTCTGACGGAACCACAAAAGAAATACCTGTCTATGATGAAGATGATGGTAGTTTGGTTGGCACAACTTTCAAAAGTTCCGCCGGAACTGATCCATTACGATTAGGCAGAGTAAAAGTTCGCGTCATAGGACACCATAGCGAAGATATTACGCAGTTGCCTACTGAGCATTTGCCGTGGGCAACTGTTATGCATCCAGTAACTTCAGCTGGTTCAAATGGAGTTGGATCAACAGCCAATCTTATAGAAGGCACAACCGTATTTGGTTTCTTTTTAGATGCATTAGACAAACAACATCCTGTTATTATTGGAACTATCCCCGGCCGTGATTCTCCTGGCACAAATAGTGATGTTAGAACATCATATGCACCACAGCAATTAGACAATGCGCCCAATATAGATTCTATTCCTGACATTATTGGACAGGATATAGAAGATTGTTTGTATAAAAAAGAAATTTATGGTAAGTTTGATGCATCATCTCAATCATGGCCTGATATGAAAGAATTTACCCGTGGCAATAATCCTAAACTTAGATCTATGTTTAATCAAATTGGTTTTAAAAACTTAACAGGTGAAAACACGGCATGGTGTGCCGCATTTGTAGCTCATATTTTAAAATGTGCAGGATATCCGTCCTTGCCTGGAAATAAATTGGGAGCCAGAAATTATCAAAACTATCCTGGCGATGTGATATGGAATGGCAATGATAATCCAATACCCTATAACAAATTTCAGAAAAATGATATCATGGTATTTGAGCGTCCAGGCCGTGTTGGTGCTGGGCATGTTGGATTATATCATAGCACCAACAAAGGTAAACTTAGAATGGTCAGTGGAAATGCTGGTAATACATTAAAATTGGATAAAAATGGCAGAGATCCTAATAGGTTTGGACGAAAACTAATTAGAGTTATCAGACCAATAAAATCGACACTAGAAACATGAGTATTTAAAAATGTCAAAACCAGCTGGCCGAGTAATATCAAAACTAAGCAATCTTGCTCTTGATGAGTTTGGAAATTATCTCATAGGAACTTCGAGTATTGATTTGCCACTCATTCCTGATAATGCCGCAGAAATTGTAAAAGGTATAAAATTAGCAACAAAAGGTTTGTCAGGTTTACCGGGCATACCGGGTTTACCAGAATTGCCTGATGTTGCTAAACAATTTTCAGGTAAAATTGAAAATGTAAAAGACAAGCTTCAAGAATCAATCACTAATATATTAGGAAATTTAACAACTGATGCATCAATTACATCAGATTTAAAGGGTAAAATGGAAAATGTGGTTGGTGAACTTCGCAGTGTAATTCCAAAAATTCCATCTTTACCCAATCTAAATTTACAAGATGAATTGGGGAGTTTGCTTTCTTTTGATGTTGGTTCTACAAAATTTATCAGTTCGTTTGCAAATATTAAAGATAAATTTGGTGATACATTATCAGGCAAAGGTATTGATTTAGATGGAATAATTAATAATTTAAAAGATGCATCAAATCCTCTTGTTTTAAGTCAGTTAGGAGAATTAGATACAATAGTTGACAGTATGAAATTAAAAATTAAAACTTTGGGAAATTCTGGGGCAATAATTGATCCTGAATTAGTTGAAGTTTTACAACTTCCAGAATTATTTGATGAAGAAGATATTGAACATTATGGATCTGGTTCTCGAAAAGAATTTATTTACAATATGCCAGATTTAGTTGAAAAAAATCTTCCTTCAGTAAGTAAAGAATCGTTAAAAGGTTTAAAATCTCAGCTGAGTGCACAATTGGGGCAGATAGAATCAGTTAAAAATTTATTATCTGATCAAATTGGTAGTGCAGGAACAGATTTGCCCGATATGATATCTAAAATTGTTCCAAATCTTGAAATGCCTGCACTTGGTGGTGATGTTATTGAAAAAGCAAAAAAGGCAATTCAATCTGCTGTAGATTCTGTTCAAGAAGAACCTGCCGAATTAAATTTAAATCCAGAAATAGTTAGATTATCAAGCAAATTACGTGATAATCTAACAGCTTTTCCTATTGGAGATGGAAACGATAAGGGAAAGATTATTTGGAACGATATTCTAAAAAAATCTGAATTAGTGTTGCCAGATATAAAAAAGAATATTCCTGTTACAGAATTAGTAGACAAACCAGTAGATATAAAGGGGCTGATGGATAATTTAGTAAAAGAATTAGAAAATGCTGATCTTGGGCTTGGTGTGTTTTCTGGGAAATTAGCTGGTGAAGGAGATCTTTCAGATTTATTTAAACAAGCAGAAAATTCATTATCAGAAATACCAATAGAATTATTTGAACTTGATAACAATTCTCCTTTAAATATTCCTGCCGTTGATGATTTTGCAAAGATTACCAAAACTTTAGATGATCTCTCTAAAAAAATTAATCCAACATTAGATCAAGGACTTTCTGATATAAGTTCATCACAAACAACATTTAGTTCTGATGCTGGTGATTTTACTGGATCCCAAGTAACAACATTTAGTTCTGATGCTGGTGGATATTAAAGGAAAATTATAATGAATGATAAAACTATATACGGAAGTGGACCAAATCCTAAACATTTTGGTATACCACCAGGCACAGAAGGTGGTAGAAACCAAGAAGATACTCAAGCTACCAAACTTGCTCGTGCATTGCAAGGAGATCGTGAATTTCCAACAGCAAGTAAGACTCATTTAATTTCGTTGGGCGAAACAGGCAAACCAGAACCTCGTGGAACTGAAACAATACCAAGATATGCTGGAGTTGATCCAAGCGATCCTGTTTATCTCAGCGCACAGTATCCATATGTAAAAATTCAAAGAAGCGAAAGCGGGCATATAGATGTTATCGATGATACTTTAGGTGGCGAAAGATTATTAAAACAACATAAAACAGGAACATACGAAGAATATTTACCAAATGGTGACAAATCCGTTATGGTTGTTGGCGATGGATATGAAGTTATTGCTGGTAAAAAATCAATATTCATTAATGCTGCGGGAAGAGGTGATAGAGAAGATGGGTTAGTCATAACTGTTAATGGTAATGTGCGGCAATTAGTCAAAGGCGATTATGTTTTAGAAGTTGAAGGTGATTATCATGAAAAAGTTCACGGAAATAAATTTACAAAGATAGGTGCAGGTATTGGTGGTAATCATAAAGTAGAAATCAGAGGAAATTATTCTGAACAAATTAATGAAGATTACAAATCTCGCATTACTGGTAATTATGATGCAACAATAGAAAAGAATAGAACAACATTAATCAACGGTAATGATTCACTTGGTGTTGTAGAAGATATTTCTCTCATATCAACCACAGGTAATGTTTTGTTGTTCGCTATTAAAAATGTATCCATTAGTGCCAATGATAGTGCAGCAGGAATTATTTCATTAAAGGCCGCTGGTGTAGTTGACATTCGTTCTGTTGGACAAACCAACATTGTTGCAGGAACTATACTTGATCTTGATTCTGGTGGTGGTTCTCCAACATCAACAAATAGAATTAATTTGAATTAATATGATTTTTCTTTATAAAATTATAGTGAATGATTCCTTATAAATAATTAAAAATAACGGAGTGTTCAGTGGCCATAGTAGAAAGAACGGGTAGTTTTAAAGAACTGACAGCACTTAGAGATGCAGAAAGACAAAACAATTCTACTCTAAATGTTAGGCAGTATAGAGATCTTGATTTGTTCTTTACTCGTAAATCTAAGGACAATGATGTAAATGTTCTTACAAATATTACAGCAATTAAAAGATCAGTTCGAAATTTAGTTTTAACTGATTTTTATGAAAAACCTTTTCATCCAGAAATAGGTTCTGGTGTTAGAGGTTTGTTGTTTGAAATTGTTGGTCCATTGACGGCGATTGCATTAGCACAATCTATTGAAGATGTTATAACTAACTATGAACCTAGAGCTTCATTGATTAATATTGATGTTATTGATAATATGGATTCTAATGCTTATGATATAACAATAGAATTTGAGGTGGTAAATGCGCCAGGGGAAATAATTCAACTAGACGTACTTTTGGAGGCGTTGAGATAATGGCAAACAATCAAAAATTAGATATTTCAGAACTTGATTTTGATTTGATTAAAGGAAATCTTAAAACATTTCTAAAAAATCAAGATCAATTTCTTGATTATGATTTTGAAGGTTCTGGCATGAGTGCATTGTTAGATGTTCTATCCTATAACACCCATTATCTAAGTTTTCATGCAAATATGATTGCAAATGAAATGTTTCTTGACAGTGCTGCATTGCGGTCTAGTGTTGTGTCTCATGCAAAAACATTGGGTTATGAAGTTAGATCAGTTAGAGCACCAAAAGCAAAAATCAATGTTTTTCTGAATGATATTTCTTTACAAACAGCAACTATGAATTCAGGTCAAGTATTTACTAGCAGAATTGATAATGTGAATTATCAATTTGTAACTGTGTCTGATTTTACTGCTTCTCAAACAGGTTCTGGTCTTTTATTTGCTGATGTGTCAATTTATGAAGGAACATATGTCAATACAAGATATACAGTTGATAGCACAAATGTTGATCAAAGATTTATATTAACAAGTAATGTGGCAGATACTTCAACATTAATAGTCAAAGTACAAAACTCTTCAACTGATAGCACTACCGTGGCTTATACTAAAGCAACTGACATAACACAGCTGACAGGAACTAGTGCTGTATATTATTTGCAAGAATCAGAAGATGGACTTTTTGAAGTTTATTTTGGCGATGGTGTTGTAAGTAAAGCGCTGTCAGATGGCAACATAGTTATTCTTAACTATGTTGTTACAAATATTGGTGAAGCAAACGGTGCATTTTCATTTACTGCCTCAGGTGCAATCAATACTGTTACTAATATTGACACAACCACTATTGAAGCTGCAAACGGCGGTTCATTCGCAGAAAGTATTCAATCAATAAAATTATCTGCTCCTCTTGATTATGCTGCACAGGGTCGTTGTGTTACCACAAATGATTATAAAGTTTATGTGAAAAAATTACATCCTAATGCAGACAATGTTCAAGTATTTGGTGGAGAAAATGGTTCTTTCGATCCTGTTTTGGGTGTTGTAAGCACACCAGAATATGGCAAAGTATTTATCTCTGTAAGTAATACTCAGGGAACTAATTTAAGTTTGCAAGAAAAGGTTTCATTGATTGATGCTTTAGAACCTTTCAAAGTTGCGTCAATTACTCCTGTTATTGTTGATCCAGATTATACCTATATTTTTCTCACAGTTAATTTTAAGTTCGATTCTAATTTGACAACTAAAACAAAAGATACTTTGGTTACTGAAATTACATCGACACTTACTTCCTATAATACAACAGAACTTACAAAATTTAATGCAGTATTGAGAAATTCTTTTCTGTTGAGATCTATTGATAATACAGATAATTCTATAACTGCTAGTTCTGTTGTTCCAAGATTGGTAAAATATTTTAGTCCTACTTTGAATTCACTTACAAGTTATAATCTATTTTTTAATAATGCTTTGTTTAATCCTCATAGTGGTCATAATGAAGCACTCGGTGGTGTTTTGTCATCTTCTGGTTTTAATATTAGTGGAGCAACCGAGGAATATTTCCTTGACGATGACGGTAATGGAAACATAAGATTATATTATATTTCTACTGGTGGAGACAGAGTTTATACAAACCCAATTATAGGCACGATAAATTATGCCACTGGTCAAATAAAAATTGACCAAATTAATGTAACAGCTATATCGAATTTTGATGGTGAATCTTCTACTCTTGTAAGAGTAATTGTTGTTCCTAATTCTAGAGATATTGTAGCATTAAGAAATCAAATTTTAGAACTTGATTTAATTAACACTACCGTAACTGGCGAGATTGATAGTATTGCTGTGGGTAGTGAAAGTGGTGGAGCGACTTATAGTGCGCCATCTGCTTCTGTAAGTCCATCAGGATCGGGTTACTAAAAGATGGGACAAGAATCATCATTAATAACTAAAATATCGCCATTAATTGATGGTCAAGTACCTGATTATATTCAGGCAGACCATCCAATCTTTGTTCAATTTTTAAGACAATATTATAAATTTCTTGAATCTGCCCAAATGACTATAACTGGTACTGTAGATCAAGTTTTACTTGAAACAGTATCAACTAGTTATATTACATTAGATGGTACTGATAGATTCAATTCTAATGAATCAAATAAAATTGTTTTTGAGGATAGCACTGGCAAATTTCAAGTAGGCGAAACAATTACTGGTGGAATCAGTAAAGCAACTGCTACAATATTAGTAGATGATGATGAAACTCTTTATACTTCTGCAAACCAAAGATTTAAAGAAGGCGAAACAATTACTGGTGGAACTAGTGGTGCAATTAGTACCCTAGTTAAGTATCGTGCTAACCCTGTTCAAAATATACAACAACTTTTTGAATATGCAAATCCTGATAATACTGTAGATCATTTTCTCTCTGCATTCAAAGATTCTTTTATGGAATCTATACCGTTTTCTCTTACCAGTGGTGTTTCAAAAAGAAATCTTATTAAACAAATTAGAGATTTGTATGCAGCGAAAGGAACATCTGAAGGACACAAACTTTTCTTCAGAATATTATTAGGTCAAGAAGCGACAATCGATTATCCTGAAAAGTATATGATTAGATCAAGCGATGGTAATTGGGCAGTACCAATTATCATTCGTTGTACTTCTGACAAGCCCGGTGCTGTTCCTGCTGATATGGTTGGTAAAAATATTATCGGAGCATCTTCTGGAACAACAGCTCAAATTATTTCTGAATATAGTTTTCAACAAGGTACTGAAAATATAGTTGAATTTACTCTTAGAGAAGATACTATAAAGGGTACTGGATTTACAATATCGGAACTATTTACTGGAATATCTGAAACATCCGACATAGCTATGCAATTTACTATTCAAGGAATAGTAACAAAAATTGATGTTGTTGATGGTGGTTTGCTTTATGATAAAGGCGAAATTATAACTTTAGATTCAAGAGCTGGCAATGGTAATGCTAGTGCTGAAATTTCTGAAATATCTTCGGGTAGTATTAGTGAAGTTCTTGTTGAAAGTGGTGGTACTGGATATAAAGTTGGTGATGCTATTAAATTTACCAATGCATCTGTTGATACTAATACTTCTTCTGCTCGTGCATTTGTATCTGTTGTTGGTGGTAGATTGTCTAGCGAAGAAACAACTACATCAGAAAATTTTCTTTTAGAAGATGGAACAAAAAAACAACTTGTTTCACCTTCTGTTTTGTTGGATGGAACTAGCCTAGCAACGCCTGCATATGCACCATATGCTGTATTTGGTATTGACAGAAGATTTAGTGATAGCAAATCATATTATTATCCATTATTTATAAACAAATTAAAATCACAAATTAGTTCAGTTAGTACTGGTGGTGCTATTGTTTCTGTTCTTGTTACAGATTTTGGTTCTGATTACACAAATGGAACTTACTATGCAGCGATTTTTGGTGATGGTAACAATCAAGGCACATCTTCTGGTGCAATTATAAGAATTGTTGTTAAAGAAAATAAAATTGTTGCATTTGGTACTACCATTGCAACTGAAACTACAATACATAGGTCTGGAACTGGTTATACTTTCGGAAATGTAAAACTTACAAGTGGATTTACTTTTTCTGATGCAAAATTAACCACGACATCTGATATGGGTGGAACTGGTGGTACAATATTGGTAAACCCCAATACAACAATTGTACAATCCAATCAATATATTTTTGATGAATTTCCAGACATAGTTTTTTGGATGCCAAGTGATAATCAAAATAATGCCAAGTCAACTTATGACAGTAATGATTATGATTTGTTTCAAACACTAACAAAAACTATTGATGATGGTTTTCAATTACGACAAGAAGATGGAACAACTGGTGATGGTTTAGGCGATAGGGTTATATCAGAAGATTTAGATTTAATTACAGATAGTTATGGTAATTTATCAGATGGTATAGTTTTAGAAACAGAAACTTTAACAACTTCTGAGCAAGGTGAGCTTATTAAAGTTCATCTTGGTGATGTTGGTGGTGGTTATACTTCATTGCCCACAACAAGAATTACTACAGAAAACGGTTTAAGTGCAAACCTCATCTCAAATACAACTGATATTGGTAAAATAATTGAAATCAAAGTTATTGATAATGGATTTAAATATTCTACTGCTCCAGATACAACTATTAATACGCACCTTATTCTTAAAGATGTTAGTGGTGTATTTGGAATAGGAAATACTTTTACTAATGATAATGGTTCAGTTGTTTCGTACAATCCTGATACACAAGAACTTGTAATAGATTCTCCACCAATAGAAAGAGTAAAATTAGAACAATCCGACACATATAATGATGGTGTTCAGTTAGAAGGTGTTGATGAATCGGGTTCTGGTTTTAATATTAATAATTCTGCTCAAATAGAAACAGGTATTGATTTAGAAAATGAAGTTGGTCAAATCATTTCTGATGCTATTGATGCAAATGTTTTTCAGATTAGTTTAGAAGACGATGATGGTGGTAGGATTGAAGTAGGTATTGGATTAGAAGATAGTTTAGTTGTAAGGAATGATGTTGCCGGTAGATTTTTATTAGATGGAAAAATAAACGAAGCTGATTTATCTTTAGAAGATGCTACTGTAGGATTGAATGTATTCGGCGAACAAAATTCTGGTTCTTTAATAAGTCAATCTAATGATACTTTTGTTACTGATAAAGTAATAATTAATAATTCAGATGCAGTTATTTTAGAAAATTCTCCAAATAGTGGGTCATTTAATTATCTATTCAATGAAGGATCAGGTAATGAAATAATATTCAATGGAACAGATTCGGACAGCAATGATGCCGGAGATAGTTTTATAATTCGTACATTCAATCTAGATGTTGAAAAAGATAATATTATTAGTGAAGAAGAGTCACAAAAATTCATTACACATGCTGGTGGTGAACTATTATTAGAAATTGAACCTGGGAATAAATTTATATTTCCTGATTATGGACAATCAATAAAACATGTTAATACACCAAACCCTAGACTTGTTGGTGAATCATTAGAAACAATTATTACAGAAGATTCTCCTGATGTAACAACTGTTTCAACTGGTAAAATTCTTTATGACCAAGTTATTTTTGATGGTGACCAATCAGATGGTTTCGGTTTTATTGTTCAAGAAGATGATAATAAAATACTGAATGAAATAGGCAACAATATTCTTTTAGACGGTACAGATTTTTTATCTGCTAATATTAATTCTCAACTGATAATGGAAAATGAGATTCTTGGCGATGAACTTGCTTTAGATGGAACAGATAGCACTGGAGCAGATGCTGGCGATGAAGTTATTCTAGAGCCTGGTGCAAATGTTTTTAATATTGTTGGGGACACAATAACAGATTCCGGTGGTGCAACAGCAACAGTTCTTACACAAGGAACAGGAACTACAAATGTAACTTTTGGAACTACTGCAACCAGAGTAGGTAAATATCTCAATATTGATAGTACTCTTAGCGAAGATATTATTCGCATTCAAGATTCTCGTTTCTATCAACAATTTTCTTATGAAGTAAAAGTTGACGCAGCTATTTCTGAATACATGAATGAATTGAAATCTTCAATCCATCCAGCAGGATTTGCACCATTTGGTAAAATTGCAATTGCAACACAAATTTCAGCTGCAATTGGAATTAGTGGTGTTGGTATTGGCGATGGAGTTGCTGCACTGTTTAGATTGGTATTTAGTGTACAAAATAATCTTGGAATGCGCCAAGACGTACTTTCTCCAGATGGTGAAAGTAGTTTGTTTGATGGGTTGCTCATAGAAAACGGTGTAGCAATTGGTGATAAACTTCTAGAAGAAACAGATGGTGATAATTTACAATTTGAAAGCGGTCTTGATATTTCAATAGAAAACTCTGGTAATGCTGGTGATGGTTCTGTTAATCTAGAAGAAGGTTCCGGTGGCGGTCGATTACTTGTAGAAACAGCACTTGGTGAAAATAGTATTCATAATAGAACAGTTTCAAAAGTAACCAAACTTAGTGTTAAACCACAACTTGTTTCTGCAAAAAGATCTTATGGCGCACCGCTCCTATCTAATACTTTACCCGGTTCAATTTTCTTTGATAGGCCAGGAATTCAATTAGAAATTGGTAATAGAGACAAATCACCTATTATCATGGAAGATAATTTGGTGATGGATGGTATTGATATAGGAGATAGAATAGTTTATGAAGATTATTGGGATAACTCTACTGATTCTAGTGTAAAAATTAATGAAATTTCTTCAATATCTATATCTGATCTTGTTGGACTTAACACTGTTGGATTTACTGAACCAGCTGGAACGTTAAATACTAATGATGGTGGTATAATATTTGAAGAAAGTTCATCTTTTGATGAATTAACTTTAGAAGATTTTATTTTATTCGACTTGGGTGCAGATGAAGTTAGAAATGAAGTAATAATATCAGAAAACGGTAATCAAATATTATTAGAAAATACTGGTAGAGGTAGATTTAGAGACAATGAAGTTAGTAGAATAACAGTTGAGTCTGGTTCAGAAAATAATGCATTTACTACTGGTTCAGATGTTAATATTATTAAACTAGAAACTGAAACAGATTCAAACGGATATTTGTTAGGAGAAAATATTGGAGTTGGAGATAACAGTGTTAATATTGTTATCGAAAGTGGTCTTCGTGAAAATAATAAAATAATTACAGAAGGAAGTTTGATTGAATTTGAGGGTGATACTAATCAAGGTGAAATTCCAGAAGAGAATTATAACAATAGAAATATAGTACCATTCACAAGAGAAGCTAGAATACACACAGAATTAGCAGTAAATAGAATATCACTGCAAGATGATCGTGAAACTAATGTTTTCATTGGGCAAGAATCTGGAACAGGAACAGGAAATATTATTTTTAATGGCACATCTGCTGTTTTGGATATTGGAGAAAATATTCTTTTAGATGGTACAGATCCCGGCAAGTCTAATGATGGAGATAAAGTTTTAATAAATGGTAGTGTTGATGCAGTTGGACTTGAAAATAATAGTCTTATTGGACTTGAAACAGGAACAGGAAGGTTATTACTAGTCGGAACAGATGGTGGTTCTACTAACGCTGGAGAGTCATTAATTAGTGAACATGGTTATTTAGGTACAGGAACAGGAATAGGAACAGGAAGGTTAGCACTAGTCGGAACAGATGGTTCATCTACTAACGCTGGAGAGGCATTAATTACTGAATCTGGTGTTATCGATGTTGGGGATGACATTATTCTTAACAGTACGGGCGGCCGTGATGATGGTGATCGTATTCAATTTTCAAACACAAATTATAATTTGATTCCCGGCAACGAAGGCGGTTTTGTTTTATTAAATGGTACAGATGGTTCTTCAACAAATGCTGGTGATGAATTATTATTAGAATTAGGAACACTTGAATTTTTACAACAAAACACTTTAAATGTGTCACTTGGTGTCGCATCAGAAGATGGTGGCCTTGTTTTACCTATAAGTGAAATTTCACTTGTTGGTGCTGCTCAAGCAACTACATTTGATTCTAATCTTGCAACATATGATTCAACAATTATAACCTTTGATGCTGTATAATCATTATAAATAATAAGGAATGAGGAATCAATAAATGGCATATCAAGCAATAGGAATAGGTGCAGGCTCCAACGATGGTAGCGGTGATACATTAAGAGCAGGAGCAACGAAGCTCAATGCTAATTTTGTAGAATTGTATGATGTCCTTGGAGGAAGCGGGGCAACTAGCCTAAGTAGTGGTATTAGTGCATCATCTACTGTTATATCATTGTCTGCTCCTAATATTAGTGGTGTTGTTGCTGGTACACAAACTTCTGCTACTATTACTACACTTGCAACCACAACAGTTAATGGAACTACCCTTAAAGGTGGAACTCTTATATTAGCTGCTGGTTCTATCACAGATACTTCTGGTGCGATTAGTTTTGGTAATGAAAATATTAGCACTACTGGTACTGCAACGCTTGCAACTGTAGATATTAATGCTGGTGCTATTGATGGAACAGTAATTGGTGCTAACTCGGCAGCGGCTGGCACTTTTACAGCTATAGTAGGAACTTCTTTTTCTATTGGGGGATTGACAGTAGCTGCTGGTTCTCTCACAGATAGTTCTGGTGCGATTAGTTTTGGCAACGAAAACCTTACTACTACTGGTAACGTTACTGTTAGTGGTACTGCAACGCTTGCAACTGTAGATATTAATGCTGGTGCAATTGATGGAACAACAATTGGTGGTACTAGTGCCGCGGCTGGTACTTTTACTTCTTTGGTACTTGGTACAAATGGAACAATTGTTCTTGAAGGGTCATCTGCTGATGCGCATGAAACAACAATTACTGTGGTAGACCCAACAGCAGACCAAACAGTTACAATTCCAAATGAAACTGGAACTTTTGTAACTACAGGTTCTTCCAATAATGTTACAGGAAATATGTTGAAAGATGATTCAACTCTTCTTATCAAAAATTCTGGTGGTACTACTTTAAAAACAGTTATTGGCGCTGGTAGCGCAACATAAATATATAAAATAGGAAAGTATAAATGGCAGCTATTATCACAGAAAAATTTAGACTTCATAATGCCGACCAATTCGAAGAGTCGTTTACTGAATCGTCTAATAATACATATTATCTTTTTATAGGTAAGAATACCCCATACACTTCTGGAACAAGTGGTGGTTCTGATTCAGCACCGCCAACTCCTGTTGATGGTCCTTCTGAAGAATTTTTTGTTTGGGACGATATGATTGCTGCCAAAAAGATTGCAACATCAAATGTTCAACGAGTTATTCCACGTAGAAATTGGGTAAACGGGACCATATACGATATATACAGACCAGATTATAGTGCATCTGTAACCACAACTTCTGGTGCTTCCAATCTTTATGATTCCACTTTTTATTTTATAACTTCTGATTTTCGTGTTTATAAAGTTTTGGATAATAATGCAGGAACAGCATATAGTGGTACAGAACCAACGAGCACTGCTTCGGCACCATTTTCTCTTGGTGGTTATGTGTTACAATTTATGTATTCATTAACAAGTAGTCAAATTAATAGTTTTCTTACTGCTGATTTTATACCAGTCAACACAGATTCTACAATTAGTACTGCTGCTACTGATGGTGCAATTGATTCTTTGATTGTTACTGCTGGTTCTGGATATTCAAACGGAACTTACTTTGCCGCAGTATATGGTGATGGCGCAAGTCAAGGCACTTCTTCTGGTGCAGTTGTAAGAATTACTGTATCATCAAATATAATTCAAGATTTTGGGTTGACTGCTGGTACAGATACCACAGTTCATGCAGCAGGATCTGGTTATACTTTTGGTACAGTAAATCTTGCAAGTGGATTTACATTTTCAGACACAGCTCTAAGCAGTGCTTCTGCAATAGGTGGTTCTGGTGGTGCAATTACAGTTGTGATTGGACCCAAAGGTGGTCATGGATTTGATGCACCAAAAGAACTCGGTGGACACTTTGTAATGATGTCAACAATTCTGACGGGTGCAGAGGGTGATGATATTACTACAGGAAATGATTTTAGAAAAATAGGTATTGTTGTTGATCCACATACTTTTGGAACAACTTCAGTGGCTTCAATCACAACTGCAAGAATGACATATGCACTTAAACTAACTACACAATCAGGAACATTTGATGGTGATGAAAAGATAAGTCAAGCAACAACTGGTGCAATTGGTAAAGTTGTAGAATGGGATTCATCAAATTCAATTTTATATTATACACAAGAACGATTTGGTGATTTTGGGACGAATAGTACTACAGGTTCGTATGTTGCTTTTAGTGGAGCAAATGTTGTTACTGGCGCAACATCCAGCGCAGTAGGAACACCAGATTCAAGTGCTGACAGTCTTGTCACTCTTGCTGGTGGAAACACAATTAGTTTCACTGATGGGTATGCAAATCCAGAATTGGCAGCTGATAGTGGTAATCTTATTTACTTAGAAAATCGCAAACCAATCAGTCGATCTAATGACCAGATTGAAGATATTAAAGTTATAGTGGAGTTTTAAATGCCTGAATCTACAAACCTAAATGTAGCACCGTATTATGATGATTTTGATTCGACTGAAAATCATGTTAAAACATTATTTCGGCCTGGGTTTGCTATTCAGGCAAGAGAATTAACACAACTCCAATCTACTCTTCAAAATCAAATTGAACAAGGATTTAGTCACATCTTTAAAGATGGAACTGTAGTTATTCCTGGCCAAGTATCTTATTTGGGAAATAAAACTGCACCAAGATATGTTAAAGTTCAAAGTAATTTTGGTGGTGAAAGTATAGATGTTTCTCAATATTTAAATGAGGATATTCCTGTAACATTGACTGGTGCTATATCTGGTGTTAAATTTAGAGTTATTGCATCGGCCGCTGCAACAGAAACTGACCCTGCTACACTTTTTGGTGTATACACATCTAGCAATCTTTCTGGAACTGAGGCAGGAACTTTTACAGAAGATGTAACCACGATTTCTCGTAGTAAATTGGATGCGGCAGGTTTTGACAGTTTCGTTATTGGTGAAAATTTAAGTGCAGACATTTCAGTGCAACATGGCACAACAGCATATTCGGCAAATGTTGCTTCTTTGACAACCGCGGCAACAGAAACTATAAGAACAACGACCACAGCAAATGCTTCAATAAACACACCTGTTACTGGTAAATCTGTTTTAGTAAAAATATCAAACGGAATTTATTTTATTCGAGGACATTTTGTTGAAGTTGCAGATCAAACTATTGTTGTAGAAAAATATAATAATAACGCAAATGCAAAAATAGGTTTGCAGATTAATGAAACTATTATTACTCCAGAATCAGATTTAAGTTTATTAGATAATGCAACTGGTACTTCTAATTTTGCTGCCAAAGGTGCACATAGATTACAATTAACTCTTACCTTGATATCTAAACCATTAAGTTCTATAGATGATAAAAATTTCGTTGAACTAATTAAAGTGGAAAATGGTATTGTTCAAAAGCTTGCCCGTAATACTGAATATTCAATTCTTGAACAAACTCTTGCTCGCAGAACATTTGATGAATCTGGCAATTATACTGTAAGACCTTTTACATTTGAAATGAAAGAATCTGTTGATGTTAGTGTAAGAGAAACTGATTTTGACGGTGTATATGCTTCTGGTGTCACAACAAGAGATGGTAATAAAGCGTCAGCTGATTTGTTGGCTCTTCAAGTGTCTACTGGCAAAGCATATGTCAAAGGATATGAAATAGATAAAATTGCACCAACTATTATTGATGTTAACAAAAGTAGAGATTTTAGAACATTAAATGCTGCAGCTTCAGCAATTGATTTGGGCAACTATATCAAAGTTACTAATCTATATGGAACACCAGATGTTTCAAGTATTTCTGGTGAAACAACTGTTTATAAACAACTTGATTTGTATGATACAAATGTAGCAACAAGAGGTACAGCTGTAGGAGTGCATATGGGTGTTGCTCGTGTAAGAACATACCAATATGATTCGGGAACCGCCGGAGAACAAGCTGCAACATATAGATTGTATCTTTTTGATATTCGTATGTTTACACGAATTATATTAAGTGGTACACCCAGTCCAACTATTTTGTCTGCTGCAAGTAATGGCGGTCAACGAGTAGTGGGTAGTACTAGTGGTGCAACTGGTTTTGTGTTTGGTTCGGGTACAACTGGCACTACTTTGCTTCTTACAAATGTTACAGGAATTTTTTCGTCTGGTGAAACTTTAGCATTGTCAAATTCAACTGAAACTGGAAATTTGATTGAAACTTCTGGTAATGATGATATCACAGCTGTTGAGATTACACCATTTAATTTTGAAAATACTCGGTCGGTACATCAAGAAGACACTAGTTCAGATAGTGGACAAGATTTTACTGCTGATGTTCAATTTGTTTCAATTTCGTCTTCTTCATCTTCTTTGGTTCAAGAGGGCGGCGGCGGCAATGAAAATGAAAGTGTTCTGCTAGAAAACGGTGGAACACAATCATTACAATCGAG